CTTGCGGGCGTGGGTTCGGGCGTCGAAGGTGGCGCCGCTGAAGGCGTTGCGCACCGTGAGGCGCCCTTCGCCCACGGTGTAGACCTCGCCAGACCTGCTGACGCGGGCGCGCCAGTCGTAGCTGCCGGCGGCATAGGCCGCGGTGGTGGCGGCGGCCACGGTGACGGCGTGGTCATCGCCCGAGGCGGTGGCCGTGATGGTGACCTTGGCCGCGGCGTTGATGAGGGTGTAGCTCAGCACCCAGCCGGCGCCGGCGGGGTAGTCCGCCAGGCTGCGCGTCCAACGCCAGGTATCGCCGGCGTTCACGCTGCTGGGCTCGGTGGTGGGAATGTCTACTGCCATGCGGTGAGGCGCCGGGGCATGGCGCGGTTTCGGCTGACGATATGGGCGGGACTGTCAAGCCGGTAAGGCAAGGCGCTTGACGTCGGCCGGCTCGCCCTCGGCCAGGATCTGGTGGATGCGCTGCCTGGTCAGGCGGTACTTGCGGCACAGGGCGCCCACGTGCTCGCCGGCGCGGTAGTCACGGCGGATGGCGGCGTTGCGCGCACTGCTGCCTTCACCGGCCCGTCTGGCGATGTAGGGGCGGTCGCCGCCCCAGTGCTCGCGCACCTGGCGGTCCACCTGGGCGACCAGCGCGGCGCTGAAGCCGGGGGTGAGCGCCACCACGCGGCGCAGGATGTCGCAGACGATGTCATCGCCGGCGGCGTCGTCATCCCATGGCATGCCAGGCGGGGTTGGCGTGGGCGGTGGGGCGGCTTTGGGCATGGCGGCGGCTCAGCGCTTGTAGTTGATGGAGAACCGCGGGCGCGGGGCGGGGATGGGCGGCAGCGGCACGGCGGGCGGCCTGGGTGAAACGCTCATGGACGGGGACGGGGACGGGGACGGGGACGGGGACGGGGACGGCGCCGCAGCTGCAGGCGCTTCGACCTGGTCGAACAGGCTGCGCTCTTCCACCCGGTGCTGCCACTTGGCCCAGTCGCCTTCTTTCCAGCGGTCAATGCCCGACAGGTGCGCGGCGGCCAGGGCGTAGACGGCGCAGTCCAGCGCCTCGTTGCGGCGGCCAGCGGGCTTGACCCACTCCAGGCGCGGGCGGCCTTTGACGTACTTGGTGACCAGGCGCTCAGCCGTCAGCTGCTCAAAGACCTCGGGCGGCAGGTGGCGGGAGAGGTGCACGTACCCGGGGCCGGGCGCCTCGTTGCGCAGGCGGCCGTAGATCTCGGCCTTGGCGGTGTCGGTGCCGATGGGGAACAGCTTGACGCCGCCCTTGAGCTTGGTGCCGCGCCAAGACACGTCCTGGTCGGTGGCCTTGCCCAGGATGGCCTTGCCGGCCTGGCTCTGACCCTTCACCGCGTAGACGTGCGCGTGCTGGTGGGCACGGGTGTAGGCGTACACCGCCTGGGTGTGGTGGCCGCCCGAGTCGATCATGCAGGCCAGCAGCGGCACGGGCCGGCCGCTGGCGTGCAGCACGGGCGTGCGGCGGTACTCGGTCAGGCGCGCCCACGGGCTGCCGGGCTCTTGCTCGCCTTGACCAGGATCGCCGTAGAAGACGGCGCGGTCCACCAGCTGGCGCTCCATGCCCCGGCCCCAGGCCCACAGGTAGGCCTCGAGGCGGTCGCCCTGGGTGTCAACGCCCATCGTCATGACGAAGTGGCCCCAGGTCACCTGGCGCAGCGGGATGTCGGCCGCGCGCTTGCGCAGGGCGTGCTCGTCGGCGCGGTCGCCCTGCTCCTCGAAGGTCTCGGCCAGGCGGGTGTTGACGAACACGCGCAGCAGGCTGATGTCGCCCGTGCGGCTGGCGGTGATGGCGGTCTCCCACTCGGTCACCAGCGTGGCCCAGCTCAGCCAGCCCAGCGGGCTGTAGAGGCTGCTGAGCTGAAAGCCGCGGATGCGCCCGGCAGCGGCGCCCAGGTTCTCAGCCACCCAGCGGCCGCCGGCCAGCATGGCGGGCTTGTGGTGCTCGCGGATCTCGGCGCCGCAGCTGCGGCACACGTAGCGCACGGAGTCAGGCAGCGCGCGGCCTTCGGCGTCTCGGTCCCACTTCAGGCCGTGCGGCTTGTCGGTGCCCCAGTCGAGTGGCTGCAGCTCGGCGCAGTGCGGGCACGGTACGTGGTAGCGGCAGCGGTCGCTGGCCAGGTAGCGGGCCTCGATGCGGCTGAAGTCTTTGGTGGTGGGCGTGCTGGTGAGCAGGCGCTTGCGGCGGCTGAAGGTGCTCTGCCTGGCTTCGGCCAGCTTGATGGGGTCACCCTCGCCATCGACGTCCAGAGGGTAGCCGTCGATCTCGTCCAAGAACAGGTCGCGCACGGGCATGGAGCGCAGGCCCGCGGCGCTGTTGGCGCCGGCCACGGCCATGAAGCCGCCTGCGAACTCCTTGAGCAGCGTGGTGTTGGCGTCGTCGCGGCTGCGGTTCTCGCGCACCTTGCGGCGCAGCGCGGGGCTCTCCTCGATCATGGGCGCCAGGCGCTGGCGGCTGTAACGCTTGGCCATGTCGATCGTGGGCTGCACGATCATCACCGGCCCGGGGTTGGTGTCCACCAGGTAGCCCAGCCAGTTGGAGCCGATGCGCGTCTTGCCGGTCTGCGCGCCCCACATCAGCACCACCTCTTCCACGGTGCTGTGCTGGCTGAGGCAATCCATCGGCTCGCTGGCGTAGGGCGTGCGGGCGCTGCGGTAGGGGCCGGGCTCGGCGCTGTCCTTGGCGCTGAGGATGATGGAGCGCTCGGACCACTGGGCCACGCCGATGCGCGCGGGCATGGCCGCGAACTCGCGCAGCACCTCGTCCACGCGCAGCTGCGCGTCAACCAGGTAGAGGTGAAGGTCGCGGGCGCCCATGCGTTAGGTGGCGGCGGTGAGCTGTGACATCACCTGGCGCAGCTCATCCTCGAGCAGGCCGTGGATGCGCGCCTGGTCGGTCTCGGCGGCCAGCTGCGCCGCCAGGCGGGCGGGGATTTGCAGCAGGCCTTCACGGAAGGCGGCGGCGCGCTTGGCCAGGGCGGCGGCCCAGTCATCAGCGCGCACCAGCTGGCCCTGCAGCTCGGCCAGCTTCAGCTCGGCCAGCTCGGCCTCGGCACGCTCGCGCCTGGCGCGGCTCTTCCAGTAGCCGGTGGCGCTGTCTTCATCGTCGTCATTGTCGCCAGCGGCGGTGCCGCCGGTGCCGCCGCTGCCGCTGAGGTTGACGTCGTCGGTGGCCCGGCTGCCCGCACGCACGCGCGTGTTGCGCGCCCACTGCGCGTCCGCGGCCACGGGGTCGATCTTGCCGTTGATGAGGCTGATGCGGCCGTCGCGCACCGCGCGGCGCACGGCGCCCTCGGTGCAGCCGCGCCGCCGGGCGTACTCGGCCTGGGTGATGAGCTGAACCGTACCGACAGGCATCAGCGCACCTTCAGCCGTACAAAGTCCGCGCGGGACCGACTAGCGAAAACGCGGGGTTCGAATTACCCGCGAGGGGGAGGCCCAGGGAGGACCCAGACCGGGGGGTGGGCCGGGGGTGGGTGGTGGGGTGGTGGGCCATGGTTCAGGTGCCACGTGCCTGCAGGCGCTGCAGGCTCTCGGCGATGGAGCGCTGGACTTGCACCGGCAGGTTCTGCGCGGCCAGGCGCTGGCTCACGCCGTCGAAATCGAAGCGGGGTTTGTAGTTGGCGCCCCGCACGAAGATGAACACAGGCGTGACGCTTCGACCGATGAACTCGCGCTGGTAGATGCCAGGCTGCACCTTGCCCTTGCCTGGAGGCACAACGTAGTAACGGCCACCAGCACGGCGCTGCGCTGCTATCTGCTTGCGCGCATCGCCGCTCATGTTGCGGTTGGTGCCAGCCACCAGCTGCACCCGCAGCTGGCTCAGCACCTGCAACACCTGTCCGCGGCTCACGTTGCCGTAGGCGTCCAGCGTGGCGCCTTGGCCTGGCACGGCCAGCCAGCCGTCAGGCAGCGCACCCAGCGCACGCAGCGCCACCTCCAGGCGCTTGGCGCGGCGCTCGCCGCCCGTGATGTTGGGTTGCAGGTACTTGCCCGCGGGCGTCTCGCCGGCGCCCAGGTCCCTGAAGGCGATGGTGGCGCCACGCTCGTCGGTGACGTTGACCACGTTGAAACCCACGGCGGCGGCCAGGCGGTCGGCCTTGGCGGCCACGTAGCGCAGCTGCCGCGTGGTGTAGGGCGTTGGGCGGTCCAGCACGCGGGGCATTTCGATCTGCACGGCGTCACGCACCTGCACGGCGGTGCGCGTCAGCGCGGTGGCCATGGCCGCGTTGAAGCGGCGGTCGCTGAACTGCGTGAGCTGGGCCCGCACATCGGCGATGTTGGATGTCAGCGTGATGCGCATGGTTCAGGCCCTGCCGTAGAAGACACCCCCCCGGGGGGGGTGTTTTTTTTCTGAAGCCACCCGAGGCGGCCTGTTACCCGCCAGCGCCCCCACCACCGCGCCGCCTTCGCTGACACGCAGCGCAGGGGCCTGATGGGGCTGGGCGTCCAGCCATTGGTCTGCAGCAGCCTGGCCCTGCTCTGCGGCCCGCCTGGCGTGCTCACGCTGCAGGCGCAGGCCTTCGCGCAGGGCGGCGTCCACCCAGGCCG